GACAGCAGGAGCAAGAGGGAGACCAGATGATCTGGCGTCTCACCTCAGGGCAACCCATCCCATGGGTGCGTGTCTATGAAGGAGAGGACATCAGCAGTGTGACAACCCAGGAGCTGGCACTGCTGGCATAGGCAACGCCCCTCTAGGGTCTACAATAAGCACATACCAAACAAAGGACATCACATGACAGCATCCACCACCACATACAACGGTTGGGCAAACTACGAGACATGGAACGTGTCGCTGTGGATCGGCAACGATGAGTTTCTCTACAACACAGCAAAGGCATGTGTGAAGTTCTGCAGTGAGGACGAGACACCATGGGACAAGTTCCAACGTTGCATGTGTGAGGGGCAGATTGGTCGTATGCTCTGCAAGACAGCAGACGGCGTGGCATGGGACAATCCAGAGATCGACGCTGATGAGATGAATGAGATGCTAGCAGAGTTGTGATCACAGCGGGGACAGGGGTGGACAGTCTAAGGACTGTTATATGCCCCCCCTAGCGCCCTTAGCGATGCGCCAAGCGAAAATCCATGGGTCCCTCCTAACCTACAAAAGTATCCAGACGAGCACTAAATATTTTTGAAAATGGTTTTTTAGAAACCTCCAAAAGCAAAAAAATTTCCCAGCAAAAAAATGCCTGAAAAAGACGAGTTCAAAGATTTCGATAGTATATTAAGTAATTTCGATGCATTCTGTGACGAATTTGAGTCGAGAGCATCAGAAGCATTCAACAGAGGAGATCAAAACGATGGAAGAGTTGTCACAGCAGCAGCAGAAGTTGGAGAGCGCACTCCAGAAGCTGTCCGAGAGGTTGACGAGCCTGGACCAACGGATATCGCAGCTGGAGCGACCACAATTGATGTATCGTCGTCCCACGGAATCTGATTATGAAAGTCTCTCAGAGACATTAGATTATCTGCATAATAATGTAGAGGGTATTAAGAAAGATTTACTACATGTTGCGAGGGTAGTGTAATGGCATTTTTAGCAGGACCAGAGACACTAGATACGCCGAGTACCGATGGTAATTGTTTGTATCCAGCAGCGCCCATAGGAGGCGCAACGGTGCCGACTACCATAAAGGTAGGTGGAGTAACTTTAGAGATCATTGCGGGCATTCCTGTGCCCTATCAGTGTACACCTGTAGAGGGTATTAAAGTTAACCCGGCAGTACCATTACCATGTCAACCGGGGCAGCGTACTATTATACCTAAAATCAACAAGACTGTTTTTATTAATGGTCAGTTACCAGCAGTCAGTGGAGATGAAGCAAGATTGTTAATCGGATCTACCGAAAGACCCTTGACAGGACCGTTTCAGTATCCTACAATAGTAATTGGAACACAAACCGCAGTTTAAATTATGGCAAAGAGCAGAGTTGGACTATCAGGAGCAGACACAATTGAGTCTCGTCCGAAGCGCACTCGTCAAGGACGTGGTAAGCATACTAAGTATACTTCTACATCACGTAACAATGCTAAGAAGCGTTACAGAGGACAAGGTAGGGGATGAATTTAATTTGCAACCTTCCTGCTAAGAAAGTATGGGTTCGTAGGGAATACTTACGAGATCATCAAGATGGACATGGGGAGTTTGTAGAGGGAGTCTGGGTATCTGCTAAAAGCATACCTGGACGTGCTTTTTACTTTGAGACATACTTACCAGAATATGGTGCGATGTATGACAAACTTCCAATTAGTGCGTTTTTGCAATTCCCCCAAACTCCAGTCATAGACATGGATCTGGGCAATCTACAATTCTGGAATTGTATGGATTATGGAGTTATGGCAATCAACAAAGGTTTCATTGCTGAGATGGATGTTGAGTTACGTACCCGTGATCATGACCTACAGAAAGGTTCGTATTTGTTTACATTAGATAACTATCATGCGAACAAAGATACGATAGATAATAATGTAAGCGAAGTGCCACAAGAGCATAAGTCTCACAATTGTATAGCACTAGAGAACGGTCAGTTTGCGTTGTATCCAAATAACAGGATGCGACTGTATGACCTCTCATTGACGCCTGAGACGCCCTGTATGCCCGATTTCAAGGTATCTACTATAGAATACCAAGTTGAGAGCGGGAGCACCTGGGGACGCCTAGGAGACACCGATGATTATTTTTGGCAAACACTAAAGGAGAAACAAAATGGGACACCCTAACCACTTAGACGGATCAGTTGACAAAGGTGAAGACTTTGTTAATGAAGGTATGACACTGATCACCGAGACTGATAGTGATAAGTATCTAAACATGTCAGCAAAACGTAATCGTAACAAAGCAAAGAACGAAGAGGTTTTTGATTCTCAAGAATGGGCAGATGGATTCGTTGGTAAGTGATAAATAGTAACAGCCTACTGCTGTGTCTAGATGCCGACCTTTCAGACATTTAAAGATCTGAGTATTACCTTTAAGAAGCATCCTGTAAGTGATGATTTAGTAACGGTAAAAGATAAGGCAGCTATCGTTCAATCGATTACTGCCTTACTCCTTACTAGGAAGGGAGAAAGACCATTTCAACCGGAATTAGGTTGTGATATTCAAAATATATTATTTGAACCATTAGATTATGGTAGTGCTGGTATTCTCAGATCAGAGATCGCAGATGTATTGAATCGTTACGAACCACGAATTCGTGTTAATACTATTAACTGCATACCAGACGAGATGAGTAATGGATATGAAGTTGAATTATCGTATACGATCGTAGGTAGAGACGATACACCAGTAGCAGTAGAATTCTTCTTAGAGCGCACACGATAATGCCATATACTCAGGTTGCTAATTTAGACTTTGAAGATATCAAAGTTGCTCTGAAAGAATATATCAGAGCACAGTCAGATTTTACTGACTATGATTTTGATGGATCAGTCCTATCAACATTAATTGACACACTTGCCTATAATACGTATTATACGGCGTTTAATGCTAATCTGGTAGTCAATGAACTATTCATTGATTCTGCCACCTTAAGAGACAACGTAGTAGCGATTGCGAAGCAATTAGGATACAGACCCAAAGGTATCACCTCTCCTACTGCGTATGTTTCTTTTAATATAACTTATGGGTCACCAACAACTGATACTGAACTCCTACTGAAGAAAGGAACAGGATTTATCAGTTCATATGACAACAACATTTATCAATACATCACATTAGAGGATGTAACAGGACAAGTAGTTAACGACGTTGCAACATTTGATAATGTTGAAGTTAGAGAAGGAACACAGATTCTCAACACGTTTACTGTTAACACATCATTAAAATCACAAAAATTTGTTCTTGACAACCAAAACATTGACACTAATACTATTAGGGTAAAGGTATATCCCTCTGGTGGTAATTTTAACGAGTCATATCTCGTTGCTGATAACATTTTAAATGTAGATTCTACATCAAAAGTTTTCTTCATTGAAGAGATTGAAGATGATAGATACGAAATTTTATTGGGTGATGGTGTTTTAGGTAAGAAAGTTGATAATGGATCTAGAGTAGAAGTATCTTACATCACAACATCAGGACCAGAGTCTAATGGTGTTAGAACATTTGTGTTTTCTGGTGTTATTGAAAATCAAAATGGTGCATCGCCAAACTCTTTTAGTACTATTATTACTAATGTAGTATCTTCTTCTGGTGGAGAAGAAAAAGAGTCTATTAAGAATATCAAGACAAATGCTCCAAAAATGTATGGCACACAGGATCGTGCTGTAACTGCTCAAGATTACTCTGCTATCATTCGTAAAGTATATCCATCAGTAAGTGATATTATTATTTTTGGTGGCGAAGATCAAGATCCACCTGAGTATGGTAAAGTTTTTATTGTATTGAAACCAACTGACGCATCTTTTCTATCGTCATTGACAAAACAAGAAATTATTTCAGATCTAAAGAAGTATATGGTTGCTTCTGTTAGACCCGTTATTGTAGACCCATCAATTTTATTTGTTGAGTTAACTTCCAAGATTTTTTACAATGGTGAATCAACAGATTTAAAACCACCACAAATCAGAGACAAAGTAATTGGTTCCGTACAATCATATCTTGATGTATCCGATATAGAAAAATTTAATGGCAAGTTTAGATTTAGTAAGTTAGTCAGCGTTATTGATGATGCAGACCCAGCAATCAATTCAAATTTAACAGAAGTAACTATGAGGAAGGATTTTTATCCTAGTCTCAATTCTACTTTCTATTATGAAGTATGTTTTCAAAATGCTTTTGATAAAGATTGCGAAGAACCTACCCTGTCATCAACTGGTTTTAGGGTAACAGAATACCCTACGTTTGATGTATATTTGGAAGATAGGGATAGCAAAATTGTCCTATATAGAATAGATAGCGTAACCGGCGAAAAAGTTGTTCTAGACAGTAATGTTGGAGATATTGATTATGAAAAAGGTGAGTTGAAAATGTATGCTCTTACTATCATAAAAGGATCATTCTTCGACAACCGCATTTCTGTTAGAGTAAAACCACTTCTTAATGATATCAAGGCACTCCGTGAGGTATACCTTGACGTTGACGTTGCCAATTCATCGTTCACTGCATACAAAGAGTAAAGTAAATGCCTTCTGTAAAGACTAAGAGAATTTCTACTCTAATTGAGTCCCAACTTCCAGAATTCATTTCTTCTGAATATGAACTGTTTGGTAAGTTTGTAGAGAAGTATTATGAAGCACAGGAAGTACAAGGTGGTCCTTTAGATGTTTTAAGTAACATCCAAAAGTATGCCGACATTGATTATTACGAAAAAAACTTACTTAATCAAAAAGATACTGTTACTTCTGATATTAGTATTAGTGATACAACTATTGATCTTGTAGATGCTCAGTCTTTTCCAGAGAAAAATGGGTATGTAAGAATTGATGACGAAATTATTTTCTACGAAAGTCGCACTGATAGTCAATTACAGAAATGCTCCAGAGGAGTAAGTGGAAATACCAAGTTAGGAGATCTATACAACTCTTCCAATTTTTCTAGTACAACAGCAGCAGAGCATTTAGCAGGTGCTGAAGTATATAATATTAGTAATCTATTCTTATATGCTTTTGTAAGAAATTTTGAAAACCAATACCTTGGTTCATTCCCTGAAAAGTATCTTAGAGGGGAAGTAGATAAGAGAACTCTGATTAAAAATATTCAGAAGTTCTACAAAGCAAAAGGAACTGATGATTCTATTAAATTTATTTTTAATACTATTATATCAGATGATGTAGAGAACAAACCAGAAGTATATCACCCAAGAGAATTTACATACAAATCCTCAGAATCTGATTGGATTAATGTATATGCTCTTAAGGTAAAGGTAGTATCAGGAAATCCAAAAGACCTAATTGGCAAGAAAATAGTACAGTCTCCAACAGATGATTATGGATATGCATCTGCTACTGTAGATAACGTTATTGCTCAAGGTACGATTGATGGTGAAGTAATCTGGAATATTGTTGTTGCTCCCGAAACCGTCAATGGCGAATTTCAAATTTCAACAAAAACAAAATTAGAAAGTAGCATAGCACCATCTTTTGGGGTTGGCGATAGAGTTAATGTATTTTCTACCATGGGGTGGAGTTCTATTGGAGAAATTTTAATTGGTGATGAAATTATCAAGTTTTCTGATAAGACAGTAACTCAGTTTATTATTAGCGAAAGAAGTTTATCTGTAGAGCATTCTCAAGGTGAGTTTGTATACAAACCGGTTACAATTGAAGGTTCTGATGTTACATTACTAACCTTGGGTGTTGTTTATGATGCTTTGCCCGATGTTTCTCAACCGTATTCATTCACAGGTGATGCTGTACAAGTATCAGAACCCGGTTTTAAAACAGCAGACCCCAGAATTGTTCTAACCGGAACCAATCAACTTAGATGGATCAAGGATACAGGAACATCAGTAACATCGAGTACTAATACACCAGTAGAACAATCTCTTGCTGGTATTTCTAATAATGTGTCTGCTATTTTTGCAGATGATCAGTATTACTATATCACATCGTCTAGTTATCCTTCGCATAACATTTTTGACGGTCCTATTGTTACACAACCTGTCCAGGATCAAAAAATACTTAGAATCCTTAGAAAAACTCCTGTAGCAACAACAGAAGTTTATAAAACACAAAAAAGAGATGTTGGTATCTTATTAAATGGTGTTCCCATTTATGGATATAAAGATTCTGAAAGTCTACGTTTTGGAAAACTGGAAGAAATTCGTGTAGATAATAGAGGACGTGGATATGTAAATCCTCCATTTGTTGTAGTTGATGGTCTTGCCGGAAGAGCAAGGGCACAGATGGTTGGTAGAGTTGTTGATAGTATCATTGTTGATACTGACATCACATTCCCAGTTACTCCTGAAGTAGAGATTACTTCTGGAAGAGACGGTGTTGCTAGAGCAGTTGTAACCGGTGGAGAAGTAACTAGTATAATCGTTGAAAATCCTGGCAAATTTTATTCCACACCACCTATTGTAAGAATTACTGATCGTGTTGGCAAAGGAAGATTTGCCGAATATAATACAGTAATTGATAGGGACGGATCTATTGTAGAATTTACTAAAATTGCTGGTGGTTCATTATATACTCAACAAAATATTCAAGTAGAAATTGTTTCTGTTGGATCTGGTGCTGAAGTAACACCATTGTTAAAAGAGTGGAATAAAAATCGTTATGTCAGTTTAGAATCAAATTTAGACAAACAATATGGTTATGTATTTGAAAACATAAACAATGTTCTTGAATATGGATATGGTCAAGTTGCTAACCCAAAAGCACTCAGAATTCAATTAAACGACAATTTAAATTCTGCAGATACAGAACCAACAAACAAAACACATTCTCCCATTTTGGGATTTGCTTATGATGGCAACCCAATCTATGGTCCATTTGGATACGAGAATCCACTAGATCAAATTTCTTCAATTGTAAGAATGACTTCTAGTTATTCTTTGTCTGGAAGTAGGCAAGATGGACCTTCACCGGTAGAGTATCCATTAGGATCCTTTATCAATGACTATGTTTATTCTCATAAAAGTGGATCTTTGGATGAGAACAACGGTCGTTTTTGCATCACTCCAGATTTTCCTGATGGAACATATGCTTATTTTATTACTATTAATAGTAGTCAAGTACCACAGTTTCCATATGTTTTAGGAGACAAATTCTATTCTCTACCAGTAGATAGTAATTACACTACTAAAATTAATCAAAACGATATTCCCAAAGATGCTAAAAGATTTTTTACTCCTGGAATGTTGGGTAATGGTGATGGATTAGTAGCTACTATTTCCGAAGTACGATCAGGAACTGTAGATAACGTCGTTATTGACAATTCTTCTAGTAATTTCTCTGTTAATTCACAACTATACTTTAATAATATTGGAACCGAGGGAAGAGATGTTAATGCATTAGTATCATCTGTTAAAGGAAAAGGAGTTAATTACTTACAAAGTAAAGAAGACAAAGTTGTAAAATTAACAACTATTCAAAATGCTTTCTTGTTTGTAGATGATACATTAAGACAACCGGCAAGTGGAGCATCTGGTTCAATCGTAGGAACTGTTACCAACGATAACTTGATTGTACTTAAAAATGTTATAGGAACTTTTAATAACACCGGAACTTTTTCTGCTGATATCAAAACTTTTATTCTTACTATAGACCAAGATAGCAATTACACGAAAGGTGCTATATTAAGTTTAACTGATGGTGTCAACGCACCTATTGCTACTGCCGAAATTTTAGAAGGAACTAGTAGGCAGAATACAGTTACCATCAAAGTATTGTCTGGTGTGTGGATTGTTGATGACAATTACTACCTTCAGTCAGATAATCTTTTCAACACATCTGGATCTAAAATTGTTACATTAGTTTCTTTGAGTGATAACTTAGAACCATTTGAAGTAAATCAAAGTGTTGTCTTAATAGAAACTACAGAAGATCATGGATTAGCAATTGGAGACTCTGTTGATATTAACATATTTCCAGATGATGCTACCAAAACTAAAACATATTATATCAGAAAAAGATTATATCAGCAAGTAACATTTACACCACCGTCCAATACAACAACAATTAATTTTAATGGTATTGGAAGATTTACCAATTTAAATGGTGGAGCAGATTATACAGCAGGAACATATACCGATATTCCAATTACAGGAGGTTCTGGTTCTGGTGCTATTGCGGACATTATAGTATCTGATGCTGGAGTCGTTAATAGTATCACTATTACAAATGGTGGTGTTGATTACCAAAGAGGAGATTATCTTGGTGTAGATGATGATCAACTACAAAGATCAGGAGCATCTTTAAGTTCTTCTAGATTAGCATTATATGTTGATCATGCAGGTGTCTCATTTAACTCCACTACCATTGAAGTTAAAACCTCAAAAGGATTTGCCACAGGAGATTTAGTAAGCATTGGATCTGAGATCGTAGAAATTTCTGCTATCAATAATAATACATTAACAGTAATTCGATCTAGAGAAGGAACTACTGCGGTAGATCATTATAATAAAGCGTCTCTTTCTTTATACAAACCAAGATATAATTTTTCAAATAATTTTAAAATTACTTCTGCTAATGGCAGTGGGTATATTCAATCTTATGATTTAGATACTCAGAATGCTACTATTGTATTTGATTATAGTATTGACAAGAGAGAAGCAGAAGCAATAACATTAAGCACATCGTTTTTTGATGAAAGCAGTCAGCAAAGATTAATATCTATTGTTTCTGTTGGAGATATTGATTTTAAATTTGAATTTTCTGAAGACAATACTACATTTACACCAAATCCAAATATTAATATACAAGAGTTTTATAATTACGTATTTGATACTTCACATTCTTCTCTGATTGGAACATATTTTGATATGAGTCCAAGTAAGAGTTATAATTTATTAACTACAGAAAAACTTGCTACTACAATTTTACCTGGTAATTCTGGGTCATCAACAACAGTTAAATTTGGATTTGGTCCTGCTTTAGAGCAAAATAACTATGATACTAAAGTAGGAACAGATTTCCTTAATTTCTATTATTTTGACAAAAATAATATTGTAAATTCAGAGGGAGCATATTTACAAGTTATCAATGATCCGTTACAAGGAACAAAGACACTTAACTATGTTACAAGAAATCGTTTTGTATACGATGTTTTAAGTACTCCTCTTTGGGATGGTTCTGGATCTGTTTCATATACCACTAGTGGTCAATTTGCTATTGGTGAAATCAACAGTGTTAAGGTAATAAATTTAGGACAAAACTACAAAAAAGTTCCATTGATTTTAGGTTGCGATCCTTCAGAACCATATAGAGGATCGGCAACAGTTTTATTTGATACATTTACTAATATTATTACTGGTGTCAATATCGATATCGTTGGATCAAATTACGTAAATCCTAAAGTTATTATTACAAATTCTGATGGAACCGGTGCGGATTTTAACGTAATTCAACGTGATGGTAAGTTATTCTCAATTACCGTTAAAAATCCCGGTGTTGGTTACACATATGCTCCTGAGATTATAATTATTGAATCTGCAGTAAGTTTGTATGCTGAAAGTGAAAGTATTGGAATTCCTCAAAGTGTGAGGATCATAAACAATGGAGCTGGTTATCATTTAGATAAAACTGTATCATCAGCAGTAACTTCAAAGTATACTTTGGCATTGAAAAATTTCAATGGAGTGTATCAGAAAGGAGAAATTTTAACTCAAACAATTGATGGAGTTGAAGTTTCTAGAGCAATAGTTTCTGAATACAGACAAGGATCAAATTTAATCAAAATTGAAAAAGTTGTTGGTATTATTAGAGAAAATGTTTCTGTAGATGGTTACATATCTGGTGCTTCTGGCATAGTCAAGAAAGCATTTATTACAACATTCAGCACAACAACTAAAGGTTCGTATGATAACTTAGGTTACTATACTTCAGATAAAGGAAGACTTGGAGCAGCAAATCAAAAATTAACTGATAGTTTCTTTTACCAAGACTACTCTTACGTTGTCAAATCAAAAACTTCTATTGAACAGTGGAGAGATTTAATCAAATCCACCACACACCCTGCTGGATTTAAATTATTTGGGCAAGTTGACATTGAAACAACTGCTCAATCTGAAATGCCAGTTGCTGGTGAAAAAAAGGCAGACACTTTCTCAATTATTCAACTATGGGATCCAAATAAAAATAAGATTACTGTTGAAAGCACAAAGCAAGTAACAACCCAAACTATTCAAACTGTTAAAAACACAAGAATACGTAATGGTCAAGGTTCTGCTGCTACCTCAGAATTTAATTTTAATGAAACTCGTGCTTTCTCATTCACTCTTAGTGCTCCATTTGATGGGTATTTTGATACAGATGGTAGGTTACAAGGAACAACATCTTTCCAGGTACTAGACGATACAGGAGTACCATTTACTCCAGTTAATGTAGAAAGTTTGATTGTTACTCTTGATGGTATTTTACAAGAACCAGGAGTTGCATATACTGTAAGTGGAGATAATATTATTTTTAGCGCACCTCCTTTAGGTCCTGGAAATAAATTAACAGGAAATAATGTTGGTGATACATCTCAATACAAAGGAACAAAATTTGTTGGAAGAAATTTCTACTTTAAGGATAGTCAGTATAATACTCGTTATCTTAGAAAATTAAGAAATATTTTCCAGCGCAGTGGAACATGGATTGATGCTGCCAATCAAATTGATAGAAATAAGAAATTTATTATTGAGGAATCAATTGGTTATGGTAAGCAATACTACAGTTCATTGGATTGGAGTACAAAATTAGATGATTATACCATTGATATTGGTTACATTCTTGATGCCTACCAACATGATATTCGATTTGGTGGAAACAGCAAACTCGTAGACTATGCAAATATTTTTGCTACCAGTTCAGAGTATATCAAGAACAATTCAGCAGAATCTTTATCAATTTTCAAATATGCTACAAATCTAGCAAATTTGGCAATCCGAAATTGGGATTATGTTGAAGAGTCTGTAGTTTTCATTCAAGGTTCTAAAGAAGTCACAGTTAGCAATACCAATAATATTGCTATCGGCATGACGATTAGTGCAGGTAGAGCATATAGTCCAGATACAATTGTTGTTTCTATTGATAGCATAACACAAGTAACTTTATCAAAACCAGCACTAGCAAACTCTGGTGGTGCCGGTGGAGCATCTTCATCTACCACTTTCCTTAGTGGATCTTCTTCTGGAAGTGAAGTTTTAGGATCTAGTATTGGTGCTGTTCAACCAGGTGATGATTATTCAGTAAATCCAAATGATATTTTACAAGTACCTTTATCATTTGCTTCTACTGATAGCGCAACTTTCTTCTTCAGTGGAATTAATAATGGAACTTACTATGATGCTTCAACCCTAATTGCCAACAACAAAGAATATTTACAGGAAGAGGTAAGTGAATTTGTATATGCTAACTATGCTCTACCTGTATCAGACAAAGCAAAGTGTGCTAGAGATCTAGGATTTTTAATTGATGATATTGTTTATCACTTAAGATTTGGTGGAAATGCTAAAATTGTTGAATTTGCTCAACTATACTACACAAATCGCGGATATCCATATGGAGAAGAATTAACTTATCTGACTGGATTAGAAGTTACCGCCGCAGTTGCAGCATGGGAGAGGTTAAGAGATCTCATGATACTGGCAATGCGGAATACATTGACAAGTGGAACTTTTACTAGTATTGCTCCCTACGCAGATAATACAGTATTTGCAGACTCAGAATTCCCTGTATGTGCCGATGTTGAATCTACAATTACTACTATGATTGATATCGTAAAAGATATCATTGCTAAAGGAACAGGTGTAGTAGAAATTGTGAACATCAATTCAAACAAACCTGGATATTGGTCTGCTACTCTTACATATTCAAACTATAATATATTGCCAGATCCATTACTTCCATCACAAGAATGTAATGATGTAATTTCATCTGTTAATTCTCTTTACAATAACCTAGACGATGTTTTAAACAAATTAGAAGTTACTAAAACTCTTCCTGATTATATTGACGGCGAAACCAAAGAGTTTGAATTATATTGGGAAGATGGAAGTTCTGTTGTTACAGAACAAGATGAGAATCTATTACTATCAATTAATGCTGTATTACAAGAGACTAAGTATAATGCAAATTATCCAGGAGATGATTCATATTATATCGATAGAACAGTAATTCCAAACAAACTTAAATTTGATATTGCTCCTATTTGGGATCAATATGCTGGTGCCAGAACATTAGGGGAAGCAACAGCTGTTGAGAAAGTTGTTGGTATTGGGGTTGGAAATTATAAGAGAATGACTCTAGATAAGAATTTGGTTAATAATGTCCGAACAGGACCATTCTTAATTCTTGATTTAGAAGATCTTACAGTTGTTAATGTTGAAGAACCAGATTACTTATTAGTGTTTATTGATGGGGTTCTCCAGAAAAACATTGATTCGTATACAGTATCTGGTCCCAATATATTCTTCAAATTTCCAATTACAGAACAGATGAAAGTTGACATGAGATACCTTTATGGTAGAGATGTTGGACAAGTTCTGAATTTGTTTGATTTCAATACAGATCTATATTACTTAAATGGTGTTATTAATTTAGAAATTACGTCAGGTCTTTCCGATTTCTTAGGAAATAGATGGATGGGTATTAGAAGAGGATCTCCAATTCATGCCTATCAAATTAACGATGATGGAACATATAATGTAATTGGACAAGTTAGTGATCCAACAGTTTCTGGATCAACTCTAAGTTTAAAAGTGTTTGGTTATAAGTGTGATTTAATTCAGGGAAGAGATGTATATTTCTCTATAGCAAGAAAGTATGAAATTAATACCATTGTTGGATTAAATTCATCTGGTTCTTCAATTGTATATGAAACTGATAATGATGGCAGATCTGTTCTTAGAGGAATAGATCAAAACTGGCGTGGTACTTATTGGAGAAAAGTATATAAAAATCCATTTATAAGTCTTTCAAACAATAGTCTAATAAAAGTTGAGGGTGAAGATAAGTTCAGAAAAATTAAAGAACTCCCATCAAAACTAACAAGTAAGGAACAAAGAAGTCAACAGCAAGTATCAAATAGTTATTTTGGTCAAGTTGAAGTTCAAGCATATAATGGAATAACAAGAGGCGAAGGTCTTAGTATTGTTGCTAAAATTGAAAATGGTGTTGTTGTAGATTTGGATTGGAATCAACGTAGTTATGATCCCATCACACAACCGACTGCTTATCAATATTATACTCCGCCAGTAATTAATTTTATTCCTGAAAATGGAGAAGGCGGTGGAGCCAGGGCACAGGTCCTTGTCAGTAAAGGTCAGGTTATTAGTGTAGAACTAATCGAAGGTGGGTCTGGATATACAAAAGCACCAAAAGTTGTTGTTGCCAGACGTTATGATGTTCTAGAAGAAACTGATATTGGA